GCTGACCGCGTCAACCGTAATGGTGTAATTGTCGTCATCAATTACGGTAAGTTGAAACTCACCTTTTAATTTCGCAGCCGTAATGTTTCCGCCAAGACCTGTAATAGCTCCACCGCTGAAGGTAACAAAACTGTTAGTGGTGCACCCGTGGTCTACATCAAGCACATTTACGGTGGATGTTCCGACCGAAGCTACGCTAAACGGGTTGGTTAAAACAACGGTGCTGCGAATTGGAGTGACGTCAAAAAAGGCTCCGCCCCTGTTGATGTAGTATTTTAAGTTGGTGCCTACCCCCACGAGGCCCTGGTTGGCCAAGGTAACCCAACTCCACAACGCACGGCAGACGCCATATTCAAAAGCAGTGGTTGAGAACGGAATCCAACCGCCAATTTTCTCAGCACTGCCTTGGCGAAACCGAACTTTATCGGAGTCGTACCAGCCGCCTTCCGTGGCATAACGGGTATTTTCCCGATTGACCCCGGTTTTAAACAAGATTTTGGATAACGGCATAGCTCATTTTCCCATGAATCAGGCGAAAGGTCGAGTGCCTGCTTTGTCAATGATAAGCGCTTGCCTGCGGGGGGTTCCGTCTGGGGTGTTTGTCACGCTGATGTGCGTCCAAGCATCAAACTCACGGATGATCTGGTCAAACGGCAAACCCGCAGCAATCACAGCCTTGACCACCGCATCCGGAGCCATTCCGGGGACACGGAGGTCTGCTGCACAACCAATACGGTGCTGGCTGGTGTCTTTGGAACCTACGCTGTCGTTGACCTGCTTTGACCTAAACCCAGAGTTAATCATGATTGGCTTGCCATCCAGCGCCGTTTTTACCTGTTCCAGGAACTCGGCCAGGCGCAGAAGGTTTGCCAACTCTAAGTCGTTGGGTGTGTTGTCAAACTGACGGTGGCTGGTGGCGGTCAGCTCTTCCAGCGAGAAGTGTTCTGTGAGATTCATTTTTTACTCAACAAATCTGTCTTGGCTTGCGAGCCAGCGGATGAGCCAAAATAATATGCGATTATTCCCGTCCAAGCTGTGCCGAGACTTCCTAACATCATCAGGATGGCGGGGTTGCTGCTGTCCACTTTGCCAATGAACATCATTACCATAATGCCAAAAAAGCCCACTGTGACTGTACCCGCAAGTATTGGCGGCATTAGACTGCGGGTCTTGGACTGCATATCCCGTGCAGACTTGCGGTCTTCAACTTCCAACTTTTCAAAATTAAGGCCGAGTTCCTGGGCTTGCTTTTGCAATTCAATCTCAGCAATTTTGACCTGAGCGATCTGGTCTGCTGTCAATTTGTTACTGGAGATTAAGTCGCCCACCTTCTCGGGGTCAACGCCGATTGCTTTTGAGATGGCAGACACAGCCATCCCTGCCAGGGGGCCGCCCATTGCCGTAGCAATAGTTGGTGCAATTTGTTTTAGCCAGTCCATTACTGTTTACTCCTTGATAACATTGTTGCTGCAATTTGAAGCATGGCACGGGTGCTGTCCATGTCTTCCGGCTCCGAAGCCCAACCGACTGTGATCTGCCCGACAAATCTGCCCGGCTCCGGTGGAACACTGATACGGCATGTGTACGCGACACCTCTTGCGATATACCACAAACCCATCTCCGACTGCGCTGATCTGTACTCACTGCACGGGATTTCATTTGCCATCAGCTTCACTACATCCGCGTTGTTGGCTGCGTTCTGCGTAAACAGGCCAACATCCAGGCCATCGTTTGTTTTGTCTCTGCCGTTTTTCCCATAAGCTCGATGCAAAACCCTTGTGCCAAACATACTGTTGACTTTGAACACCGCTACCACCAAAGCGCCAGACTGCTTGAACAAAAGCGCTGCTGCGTCCTCCACACGGTCTTCGGCAATGCTTGGAATCTTCTTTGACTCCTTGTACGCCCCTATCAACAACTCTTGGTTTGCATATACAAAGTACCCTGCAAAAGTAAGAACGGCCATGAGCACCATTGCAAACAAGCGAAAGGGGCTGGACACATACTCCAGCACTTTGTCAATGATGCTTAGCTGCTCTTTACTCATCTTTGAAAGCTGCACTTGCCAGCGCATTGCTCAAGAATTTCATAGGATAGATATACGACAAAACCCACTAAGGCAAAGAAGACCAGGGCCAGCAACACAATCTCAAGAGCCTCTTCAACTTCCTTCTTGTGCTTTGTCGCAGCCTCTTTTTCTCTGCGTGCGTCATGAGCAGCCTCAACGTCCATTGCTGCCGCTCGTTCTTTTATCTTATTCCAAACGTCTATCTTACCGGCCTGCATGAACAGTAGCTGCAGCTCGGCCTCAAACCGCTTTGCTTGGTCAAGCGCCATCTCAATTTGAATGGCAGTCCCCATTGAGGACTTGGACTTCTTGGCCTGAACAACAGCCTTGGTGGCCGTAGACTTTGCATCAAAGTACTTGCCCAAGACGGGCCCGAGTGAAGACACGTCGTCGACGGTCTTGCTGACCTTTTTGATTAGCGCAACCGCCGCCTGTATCCCCGCTAGGGCTGTGAGCGGATCAATCATTTTCTTTCAACCTTTTCCCACTGTAGGCAAACAACTTTGCGGTTATAGACATCTCCCGTCCACGTCCACCGCACACAGCGGTATTCAGTCTTTCTGTCTTGGCTGGCTGCTCCCGGTAGAAACACCAAAAAGAACATTAAAAGCCAGCGCATACATGATTAAGGAGCGTCAGGCCAAGTCACTGTCCAAGGAAAGCCAGCCTGTGCAGGTACGTTGCGCAGAGCAGTACGGTAAGTAGCCCATGCAGCCTTGTCAGCAGTGCTGTCGGCAATCTGCGTCCAGTCAGAGTCAGCCAGTTTTTGTGTACGGGTTGTGCGTACTGACTTGGCTTGTTCTGTGTCTTTCATGGCCTTGTATGCAGCTTCGTTCTCAGCGGCAGTCTTGGCAGGCTGTAAGTCTGTTGCAGCGGTGTCTGTGAACACTGGGCCGAGGATGTACTTGGTGTACCACTTGCCCGCAAGCTCTTGAACGCCATCCAGTTGGCTGTACTGATAGACCGTGCCGCCAGAGGCTTGTGGGCCTTCAAACACGATGTCACCACCGTACTGGTTAATAAATTCCTCGGTCAAGGGTGTGCCAAAAACGGCTCCTTGAGTTTGGGCGTAGGTGCGAAACTCGTTGTCAAATACAACTGCACCGGATTGTCGGATTCTGATTTGCATGATGTGTCCTTATGCGATTGCAAGAAAGATAAATGTGCCAGCATTTGCGTTGATTGCAGCGGGGGCTGTACTGCTGATTTCAAAACCCGAGTTTGCGGTATCAATGTAGTCTGTGCCTGTAACCTCGGCGGCTGTGGTGTTGAGCAAAAGGTAAGGGTCGTTGCCAGCAATAATTCCACGGGCAGAGTCCCAGACATACCAGTCTCCAACATCGTCTGCGCGTTTGATGAGGACAAAGCGGCTACCTGCTGTAAAGCCGCAGTTTATGGTTTGTGTAGTGCCTGTACCTGTGTATGAACCTACTTTTGATACACCAGCACAGGTTGCAAATAGGTAATTCACAAAAGTAACGCCGCTTCCATTTGAATCTGATGAGGCTCCTACACTAAATACTGCGGAAGTCGGAAGTGTTGAGTTCCAAATTACATTATTTGCCGTTGCCGCAGCATCTGAATTTAATCTGATCCGAGAGTCATCGGCAGGCTCAGTACCTAAAGCATTTAAGTCTTTGTGAAAAACTTGCCAATTTCCAGTAGTACTTCTTGATTTTACGATCATCATTTCAGGCACTACCGCTAAGTTGTGGCTAAATGTAGTAGCACTTCCCGTCCCCGTATAGCAAACCACATCAAAATAGCCGGGGGCGCGTCCAAATTGCTCATACACATAGCCATTTAAGTATACAGTGCCACCGTTTAAATATATTCCATTATTTTGTTGGAATGAAACTGTGCTTGTATTGTTTACCTCTGCGGCAGTTGTTGCTGTTGATAGATTTCTAAAACTATTCCGCAATCTATCTACCGCCGCTCTATCAAAAGGCGTAACACCACTTGACGTTCTATCCAACGTAAACGCCATGTCAGTTACAAAACCAGAAGTAATGACGCCCGTATCGGCTGATGATATTGATGTGCTAAACACACTAGTCCCCAACGTAGGCACTTTCATCGGGCCACGGCGGATGGCTATGTAGATGTAGGTTGATGATGCGTTTAATTGACCAATACTAGTACCCCAACCTGTAGCTGTTGGGCCAACTTGACCAAATGCTGACTCTGCGTTTGCGGTATTAGGGCTTAATCTTACTGCATTAGGGCCGCTTGAAACTGCGGCGGGAAACACACGCATAGTGTCAAATATTAACCAGTTTTGCGTATTGTTGGTATCTTTTGCTAAAACCCATTGAGGTTCATACCCAAGGTTAGCACTTCCATTTCCACTAGCGTCAACAGCAATTGATCCACAGCTAATTGCATTGTCCGTACCCGTCAGGCCAAACCCACCAGCGTCATGGGCGAATACGTAGGCTACGTATGTGCCGCCGGATGCGTTAACTGAGGCGTCAGTGCCTACGCTGAAGACTGAGGATGTTGGTGTTGTTGAGTTCCACCATGTTGCGCCTGTGGCTGCTGCGGCTGTAGTGTTGAGAACAAGGTATTGCGTATTGGCAAGGCTGCGGTGGTAAACCGCCCAATCTGCTGTTGTGTCTGTGCGCTTGACAATAATACTTCCGGGAACTGAGCCAAGGCTGTGGGCGATAGTTGTATTAGAACCCGTACCCGTATAAGTCACAACATCAAAAAACTTAGGCTGTTCGCGGAATGTCCATGAGACGTAATTTTCACCTATGCTGTTGTAATCGCTGTTATCACCTAATGTAAAACCAGCGGAATTAAATGCAGTTAAACCTGTAGCTTCCGTAAATTGCGCATCCGTAGAACTAGATGCAAGAGCTTTGGTAGCGCCACGAACTGTATCAACAAGTCTATGACCAGCGGCATTTGAACGGCTTTTTATCCAAACCAAACCACCTTTAGTGGATAAGTCAATGCCATTGGTAATGGTCTGTGTAGCGCTTGTTCCCGTATAAAGAAAGCAAGAAAACACATCCTCAATGAAGTTAGGAACATTACCCGCCAAAGGCCAGACGCCTTGCTGTTTAAACTGCATCTGTTGCTCAAGCGTCCAGATACCGGGCGCAGTGCCAGTTTCAAACGGCCCCGTAGGAGTTGCTGGGGACTTGGTGATAATCCCACCGGGGTAGCGTTTAGACATTAGTCACCTCAATCCAAGCAAGAGTTGGTTCGTCCCAGCGGTACTTTTTGTCATCTGTTGGCATAGGTATTGGGGCGTTCCACAAACAAGTAGTTTCGTCCAGCAGCCAAGAAGCGTAGGGCTGTTGGGGAATAAAAGCATCGCGGGTTGCATCGTATGTGTAACCAATACCAGCGTAGTTCTTGCGATACGGAGTACCGCCATTTGTATGAACACCGCCCATAGTGTTGTAACTTGTGCGTTTGCAAGTTTGACCACGAAACGCACCGTAGTGTTGTTCCCAATCAATACCGTCATCGCCCTCGTGCTTTCCAACGATGACTTCAGTAACAATGTTGTTTAAATCTAAGAATGCGTAATGTGCCATGATATTAGACCGTGACCGTGCCTGTACCAGCAGTAAATGTGTAAATAGTGTTCCCGCCAGAGGTTGTTCTGGCGTAGGTTAATCCAGCGTCAATAAATGCTAAATCAGGGCTTGTTGAGGGATAGGAAATAATTACAACACCAGAACCACCGTTGCCGCCAGCAATTAACCCCGCAGCACCGCCGTTACCACCGCCCCCACCGCCAAGATTTGCAGTTCCGTTATTTGATGTTCCACCTCTTGCACCAGCACCGCCGCCACCAGAACCACCTGTTCCCAATGTTCCAGATGTGTATGTACCAGCACCACCACCACCCGCATAAGTGACAGATGAACCGCTAATGCTCGATGCAGACCCTGCACCTCCATTACCGCCAGCGCTAGAAGTTCCATTTGCGCCTACCGCGCCAGCACCACCACCACCACCGCCACCATAGGCACTGGCTGTATATACTCCATCACCACCAGCATTTCCTTGGCCTGAAGGGGTAGCAGAACCACCGGGGCCTGGGTCTAGTGTGTTAGTGGAACTACCACCACCGCCAGAACCGCCAGATAAACCAGTGACATAAGTTGTTCCTGCCGATGGTTGAGCGCCGCCAGCACCACCACCCGTAGATGTAACAGAACTTAGTACTGAATTAGAGCCGCTTGTTCCTTGAATACTAGATGACCCCGTGCCGCCAGCAGCGACTGTTACAGTAAATGAGCCACTCAAAGTAAAAGACGAACCAGTTTTCATGCCACCAGCACCACCACCACCGCTTCCCACCTGTGGGTAACCTGCGGAAAGGTTTCCACCACCAGAACCGCCGCCTGCAACCACAAGGTAACTAACAGAAATAGGAAGTCCCGTCCAATTGCCAGCCGCTATAGCTTGCATCTGCTGGGTAAGCGTCCAAACCCCCGTAGCCGCGCTAGACGAGGTTGTTGGTGCGGTGGCAGAGATAACCCCGCCTTTATATCGCATCGACATGGGCTACCTCCTATTATGTAATTTCTTCCCAGCTACAAGTTACCACAAGATCGTTTGCCACACCAGCCGTTGCCCCGATAGACCTGTCTTCCAGCAGGTAGAACGATGTGGTTTTATCAGTCACGATCAAAGAGGCATCAGCAGGCACAGATCC